ATTTGTTATTATGAGAGGCTCCACCCTCACTATATCCGCTATTTTTAGCCCTCGGAGTGCCTATTTTAGCGCTAAATTTCTTGTTTTTTCTCGCCATTTTGCCTCCTAATCCCTAAAAACTACCCGTTTTGACCGGTTTCCACGTCCATTATCGGTGTCCATGCCTGGTAATTTGGCGCCTCTTGCTACTAAATCATCAATCATTTTCCTTACTTCGGCTAAATTTGCCCTTGTAAGAGTCCGATTTCCGATGGTATAGCTTTGACCGGTCAATATTGCTTCCTCGGCTTTGACATACCACTCTAACCGTACGTCAATGAGCCTTGGCTTACTTGAATAACTTGTTGCCATAAATCCTCCTAAATATCTGCTGCTTTACTAGCTCTTCGAACACGTTTCCGCATTGGTTTCTTTCGTGGAGTAGTTACTGTTGTAGTGGAATGGCCTCCACCTTTGACTACTTCCGCCAATCTATCCCAATCAGGATGGATAGAATTCATACAGGCTAGGTTATATACACGTAAATCCAAAGGTTCATTACGAACCCCTGCAGTAGGTTCCCATATTTCATGGATAACGCCCTTACGCTTTACTTTCTTCTTATGTTCCGAAATGATCCCTTTGAAATACAGCTCGTCATACCCTCTAGTTCCTAGGAATTCTTCATCCAATGGGAAGTGAAAGTACTTAGCACCAGGTTCATCGATGGCCAATCGGTTCATTACCTGTTGTTTTCCATCGTCTACACCTAGCATTACAAGTGGAATCTTACTCCCGGAAGCTTTACCAATCTTATAATTCAAAGGTATACCAGGTGTTCCGGCCGTACCTTTGATGGCAAATCGTTGCTTACTGAAGTTCTTTTCACAATATTCATACACTTTTGATGTGTAGTGACCACCGGAGTCAATGAAAGCACGAGCTACTTTAAGGCCTGTACCATTCTTAAAGCGGTACACCTTATCAAGTACCGCATCAAGTGCATCCCATGTTGCTTTATTGTCAGGTTCCCCAAGGATAACGCCCTTACATATCCCCCAACATTCTTCGCCGTACCCCCAACCGGTGATTTCATACTCTAACCGATTATCTTGTGTATCTACGGCTCCAGTTAGCAGTAATACACCGTCCGGGAGGTCTGAGCCATATTTCTCACGGCGCCTAATGAATTGTTGATAGTCTTCAAAGGCACCTTGCTGTGCGTATGACTCACCGAAACGTGTATTCATAACTACCTTTTCACGAGTAGGGGCGCCTTTAGCCTCTAGCCATACCCTCATGATGTCATTCCATGTTAGCCACGGAGACGTGAATCCATTTACAAAAAAACTGCGTATGCCATTATGCAACGCAGCAGGGTTTTTCGATATATACTTTTGAGGAACTTTTCGTATTTCATCTTCTGAGAATGTGGACCCGCAGTCAGGGCACCGCCATTTTACATCACTAACTACTACAATCTTCCGACCTTTAGCGTCCTTATGTTCCTCTGTCTCACATTCCATCTCAGTGTGCCGTATCAAATGATACTCACCACAATTAGGACACTCATGTTGCCACTCTTCTTGTGTTCCTGTTTGATACTCTACATCGATTCGTGAACTACCTTCATTCGTTGGTGTAGAAAATAAACCCATGACTCTGTTCCAGAACGTTGTCATACGTTTAGCAGCAAGGTCTACTGGGTCACCCTCTGTGCCAGCGCTATCTGGGAATCGGTCTACTTCGTCCGCAAGTAATACACGTACAGGGCGTGATGCCAACCCAGCCGGACTATTTGCACCACACATGATAAGACGTCCACCAGGAAAAAGTTTAGATAAAATTGTGTTCTTACCATCTCGTGTCTTAGTGCCGTCTTCTGATTTTGTTTCGTAAAATACTTGTGATAGTACTTTCGTATCACGAATCATCGGCGAGATACGAGACTTTGAATAATCTTGAGCCAATTCGATAGTAGGTTGAATCATCATGACCGCGCATGGATCAAGATGAGCGTATCGTCCTAGCACATTATTCATTATGTCCGACTTTCCCACCTGACTGGCACTCTTTACTACTACACGATTGATACCAGGTTGCGTAAAGGCATCCATAATATCCTTTTGGTAGGGTGCTCTACTTGTTTTCCATCGCCCCGGTTCAGCAGAAAGGCCTTGTGATAGCATGCGATAATCGTCAGCCCACTGGCTAACACTGGTTTTTGGTAATGGTTTCAACCCCATTTTAGACACATATTGCCATAATTCTTTTGCCGTTTTCATGCTATCACCTCCTTTTTTGTACTAAAAAAGCGCCTAATTTGGCGCTTTATCCTCGTCTAACTCATTGCTATCCATGAATAATGACGGCGTATATTCACTTAATTCTGATAATTTGTCCTCAATCTCTTGAGTTAACAAATTATAGGCCTCCTCTTTTGTTACATTTTGTAACTGCGGCGCCAATTTTGTTGGCAATCCTAACAATTGTGTACGTAAATTTACAAGCATTTCTGTCATGACCTGTTCTACAGTGTCTGCCGAGTATACTTCGCCGTTCATTTTGGCTAGTTTCAACTCAGCAATCTTACGTTTAGCACGTTCATTCTTGGCCTTTTCGACCTCGAATATCGCATCATCGGAACTGCTTACCTCTTCAGCAGAAGATTGGCCCTTGTATTTGACATAATTGATAACGGATTTGATAACCAAAATCTGATTCTTTTCATCCGTTGCTAAAACCCCTTCTTGGAGTAGTTGCGAAACACGTTGACGCGAGAGTCCAAGTGCTTTTGCCAGGTTCGACTGCGAGGCCGTTGCTGTTTTC